GAACCGTGGCCGACAAGTCAGTGTTTTTCACAGACAACGAGCGGCACCTGAACACGGTGCAGCTTCAGCGTGTCCGTGAAGCGGCGTTGCTCGAGCTTGCCCAGGAGGAGTTCCGGGCTCGAGTGGAGAAGGAAAAAGAACGCCTCCGCATGAAGAAGCCGTCGCTGCTGCGGCGCGTCAAGGAAAGGATCCGATCATGGCTCTCATGAGCACCGACGAACTGAAGAGGGTCAAGGACCAGGCGCTGACCGAGTTCAACGAAGAACGCATGACCAAGGCCAAGGCCGCGCTGAAGAACCAGCTGCGCGTCGTGGCCAGCGCCGAGCTGGTGCTGCAGAACGAACGGCGCAAGCTCGAAGACTTGGAAGCCTCCATCTTGGAGGGAAACCTCTGATGGCGGAGGTTCTCCGCTACGGCTCCGGCGGCCTGTTCGACATGGGCTACCGGAGCCCACCCATACCTGTGCGGCTCGAGGGGTTCGAAGCAACCACCACACAGCTGCAGAGGTCTGGGTGGCGCCTGGCATGCGACGAAGACGTGATATACGGAGACTTCCGCATCGCGATCGAGCACGATGGTTTGGGTGTCGTTGCGCTCTCGGATCGGATCCGGCGTGGAAGTCTCCTGCGTGCGATGAACCTGGAGCGGGACCGGTCGGCGTGCGAGCCGATCCGGATGGTTCGGATCACGCAAAGCCAGAACCTCGTATACACGGGGCTAGGTGGCAAGTACCTTGCCCCTGGAGCAAGCTCCTGGCACGCGATCGACGCGCAGCCGCGGTTCATCGAACAGGTGGTCCGGCCGGAAGACCTGTTCATGTTCGCCCCCATCGACACGAAGGCGCAGGAGATCATCGCCGATCCGGAGACCGTGGCTGACCTGATGGAAAAGATCATCAAGTTGCAGAAGCCCGACATGGACCGCATCCGCGAGCAGAACCGGCTCCGCGAAGCGCGAGAATCGTTGACGGGCGTGGTCACGCATGCGAAGATCATCTCCTTCAAGGAGGCAGCATGACCATCGAGTTCAACCAGCTGAACGTGCGGGATGAGTACCTTCACGTCACACAGGGCACCTGCACTTTCATATCCACGCACCCCCACGACGGGGCGTACTTGATCATGGAGCGGCTGTCCGCTGATGACGGCGAGACCGACGAGTTCTTCGGGTGTGTTCGGGAAGAGCTGACGTTGAAGGACCCAAAGTGATCGAAGTCCGAGTGCCGATGGCGCGCATTGCCGCCATCGAGAACGAGATCAACAAGATGAACACCATGATGGTGGAGCTGTCCAACAACGGCATCCCGCTGATGGGCACGCTCCTCCCCTGGGCAATCAAGACGGGCACGTTGGTGATCACCGCTGACGACGTGTTCGAGGACTACGTCTACCAGTGGTACCCCGCAGGAGAACAACCGTGAGCATCCGCCTTTCCACCACCGACATCAGCGACCGCATCGGCCTGCTGCTGACGGTCAAGTTCATCACCGACACCCTCGGCGTCCCGCACCGTGAGCAGGAGAAGAAGGCTCGCTTCTGGTACGAAGAGGACTACCTGGTGATCTGCGAAAAGCTCAGCGCGTATGCGCTGAACCGCATCACCGATCCGATGGTGACAATCGCCGCTGCAGTGGCGCCAGCCCCGTCGGCCGCCATGCCCGCGCCGGCCGAGGAAGAAGACCTGTCGATCCTGGGGTAGTTTGAGATGAGCGTACGTCTGATAGCCATCACCAAGCCGGCGATCGTCGAATGCCAAGAGGCAGGCGACTTGCTGGCATATTGCGCCCGCGTGAGTAACCCGGCCAACCAGGCGAACACGGATACGGCGCCGCGCCTGCTGGCTTACCTCGTGCGCAACCAGCACTGGAGCCCGTTCGAGATGGCGAGCATGACGCTCGAAATCACGACGACCCGTGACATCGCGAGGCAGATCCTACGGCACCGCTCGTTCAGCTTCCAAGAGTTCAGCCAGCGCTACGCGGCCGTGGTTGCCGCACCGGTGCTGCGCGAGACGCGCCTGCAGGACGCGAAGAACCGGCAGGCGAGCATTGCCGCTGATGACGAAGCGCTGCACGAGTGGTGGCAGAACGCCCAGGCTGGCGCAGCCACTGACGCGCATTCGGTCTACGTCGAGGCGATGCGCCGCGGTATCGCGAAAGAGGTCGCCCGAGCCGTGCTGCCAGAAGGCATGACGGAGAGCGTGCTCTACATGGCCGGCACGATCAGGAGTTGGATTCACTACTGCCTGCTGCGCAGCGAGCCAGGCACGCAGAAGGAACACCGCGACGTGGCGCTGGCCTGCCGGGCGGTGCTCGTGCAGCAGTTCCCTGCGCTGGCAGAGGCGCTGCCATGAGCGAAGCGGTGAACCACCCCGCCCATTACGGCGGGGCCGACAACCCCTACGAGGCGATCAAGGTGATCGAATCGTGGGGCCTCGGTTTCTGCCTGGGGAACGTGGTCAAGTACATCAGCCGCGCCGAGAAAAAGGGCGCGACAGTCGAAGACCTGCGAAAGGCCGCGTGGTACCTACAGCGCGAAATCAAGAACCGCGAGAACCCCTGACGTGGCCGCCCCATACAACAGTCTGTTTGAACGGCTCATCGCCAACACGCACGAGCCGGAAAACGACCAAGCCTGCTGGCTGTGGAAGGGGGCGCTGCACTACAAGGGCTACGGCCACTTTAACGTCCGTGTCGGCGGAAAGAGCACGAAGTGCTACGCCCACCGTGCCATGGCGGAGATCATGCTTGGTCGCAAGCTCGAGCCCAACGAAGAGCCGGATCATCTGTGCTTGAACAGGCGCTGCATCAACCCCGATCATCTGGATCCCGTGCCGCGGAAGGTGAACAACGACCGCCGAGTAGCCAGGATGATGGCGGCACGGCGAGGCGCCAAGGTGATGCCGTGCTGAAGACTCCGCCTCTCGTCTACACCGGCGCTATCTTTGAAGGCCCATACAGCTCGTGGTCGCACCGCTTGGCGTTGTGGCGCATCTGGGATCTCTCCCGCCCACCGATCGTCTTCATCATGCTCAATCCGAGCACCGCTGGCGCCAAAGACAACGACCCGACTCTGCGAAAAGTTCTGGGGTTCGCGCTGAGATTGAGCACTGGTCGAAAAACGATGCAGGACCCTCTTGGTCAGCTCCCTTCGTTCGGCGGCGCGATCGTCGTCAACATGTTCTCGTTGTGCAGCACCAAGCCCGAAGGGCTGCGCAAGCACTCCTCACCGGAGCTTGCGATAAACAGGCAGTACGTGCGAGAGGCCTTGAGCGTCAACGATGGCCGCGTCGGGGTATGCGCCTGGGGCGGAGACGTCGAACACCACCTGGCGCATGCTCGCGAGTTCGAAGACTTCCTGCGCTTCGAGTCGAACGCGCCACTCAAGTGCCTTGGCCGCACTGCGCTCGGCCATCCTCGCCACCCACTCATGCTGTCGTACAGCTGCCAGTTGCAGGGTTTCTGACGTGAAGGTGATCATCGCCGGCAGTCGGGATCTGCCAAACGGCATGTCCCGCCTCGAGAAGGCGATTGAGAAGGCCGGCTGGAAGATCACCGAGGTGGTCAGCGGCAACGCTCCAGGAGTCGATCGCCTAGGTGAGTTCTGGGCGAAGTCCTGGGGCATCCCCTGCACGGTCATGCCGGCAGACTGGGACCGCCATCCGAAGACCGCCGGCATGCTGCGCAACACGCAGATGGCCGACTACGCCGACGCCCTCATCGCAGTGTGGGACGGTGTCAGCGCCGGCACCAAGAACATGATCAAGCAGGCCCACGACAAGGGACTGAAGGTCTACGTCGATGCGCCGCCCAAGAAGATCTACCACGACGACACGCCGCTGCCACAGAACGAGCTGTCGATCGACATCGAGACCTTCAGCGCGGTGGACCTGAAGAAGTGCGGGGTTCACCGGTACTGCAAGGATCCGAGTTTCGAGTTGATGACGGCTCAGTACGCCTTCGGCGAAGACGACGTGTCGGTGGTCGACTTGACGATGGGTGAGGAGCTTCCGGATGAGTTTGTAAAGAGTCTTTACGACCCGACGATCATCAAGAACGCTTTCAACGCGGCGTTCGAGATCACCTGTCTCAGCGAATGGCTGGTCCGCAAAAACGTGCTGCTGCAGCCCCTTGACCCAGCGCAGTGGCGCTGTACCTCTGTCCGAGCGCTGATGCACGGGTTGCCCAACAGCCTGGGCGAGGTATGCGAGGTGGTCGGCATGCCGGCGGATCTCATGAAGGACATGCGCGGCCACGGACTGATCCGCCGCTTTTGCATGCCGGTCAAGCCGACGAAGGCCAACGGGCACGTGGCGCGCAACACCTGGCGCAACGACCCCGCCGGCTGGGAAGACTTCAAGCGCTACGGCGCTCAAGACGTGGTGGCGGAGCGCGAGCTGAAGCGCCGTCTGCTGAAGCACGACCAGGGTCAGTTCGAGTGGGACGCCTGGGCGCTGGACCTGGCGATCAATGAGCGCGGCGTTCGCGTCGACATGCAGCTCGTCGAGTCGGCGATCAAGATCTCCGAGAGGTATCGCGAGCGGTTGATGACCGAGGCACGGAAGCTGACCGGACTCAGCAACCCTAACTCGGTGAAGCAGCTGCAAGCCTGGTTCCAGGAGGCCTTGGATGAGGAACAGGAAGAGTTGGACCCGTGGGCCGACCCTGAAGAATACTTCAAGATCCTGAAGCTCGATAAGAAGACGCTTCCGAAGATCCTCGAGAACACCGAAGACGCAACGATCCGTCGTGTGGTCCGTCTCCGCCAGGAGCTGGGCCGTACCTCGGTGGCCAAGTACAAGGCGATCAAGCGAGCCGTGTGCGCCGATGGGCGCGTGCACGGGATGATCCAGTATTACGGTGCCAACCGCACCGGCCGAGCAGCAGGGCGCATCGTTCAGATGCAGAACCTGCGTAGCAATAAGCTGAAGGACCTAGCACTGGCACGCAGCCTGGTGATCGGTGGCCACGCCGACCTGATCGAGCTGTTCTGGGGCGACGTTCCGGACGTGCTGTCGCAGCTGATCCGCACCGCCTTCATCCCTGACGACGGCTGTGAGTTGACAGTCGTTGACGAGAAGGCGATCGAAGCCCGTGTCATCGCCTGGCTCGCCAATGAGAAGTGGCGCCTGGAAGTGTTCCGCACGCACGGCATGATCTACGAGGCGTCGGCCTCGCAGATGTTCCATATCCCGATGGAGGAGTTCCTCGAGTACGACAGACGAGGAGAGAAGCATCCGTTGCGGCAGAAAGGCAAGATCGCCGAGCTGGCACTGGGGTTTCAGGGTGGGCCGAATGCACTGATCGCCATGGGTGCGCTCGATCAGGGGCTAACCGAAGAGGAGCTGCCGGAGATCGTACGGCTGTGGCGCGCGGCCAACCAGGGCATCGCCGGTTGGCCGGACTACCACACCGGGGACGGCGGTGGGCTGTGGGTGCGGTTCGGCGACGCAGCCCTGAAGGCGGTGCAGGATTCCACCAGCGTCGACGTCAAGGTCGGTCCGCCGGAGCTTGGCCTGAAGATCAACTTCACCCGCACCAAGGGGTACCTGAAGATCACGCTGCCATCCGGACGGAAGCTCACCTACGTGAAGCCGCGGATTGAAATCGATCCAATCTACAACCGACCGGGCGTCGTCTTCGAAGGCGTGAACCAAGAGACCAAGAAGTGGGGGAAGATCCGCACATTCGGCGGGAAGATCACGGAGAACATCGTTCAGGCGATCGCTCGAGATGTCCTCTACTATGTGCTGCAGAAGCTGAAGCACCTCGAGCTGCTGTTCCACGTCCACGACGAGGCGGTGGCCAATTCGAGGAAGGGTGGCGCGGACCTGAAGCACGCGCTCGAGGTGATGAGCGCACCGATTCCTTGGGCGCCGGGCCTCCCCCTGGCTGGCGACGGACACGTGCTCGAGTTCTACCAGAAGAAGGACTGACCGTGTCGGCGGACCCGATGGATTTCCTGCTGTCGATGATCGAGCGCTACGGGCCCATGCGCCTGGTCGATGTTCTGGAGCGCCTGACGATCCTTGTCCACCGCGATCGCAGAGCCCTGGTGCAGCGTGCCGTTGCTCGAGGCTTCCTGGTCCGGAACCTCGACCCCAACATCAACGTCCGTGTGCTTTGCTTGACCGAGAAGAAGTACGTTCCACTGGATCAGCGCGCCCCGAAACTGAACGTCGCCGGGCCCCGCACCGTCGTCAACAGCGCAAGCCGAGAACCTATCCCGCCGGATCGCAAGCTCCCCGGCCGGCAGGGGCAGGACGAGTTCAAGCAGTACATGAGAAAGTACCGTGGAAAATAGTCGTTGGGCGCCTACAAGTGCCGTCCATTCTGTTCTTCTTGAGCATCACTATCTCGGGCCTTTGCGGCGCGGCGTAGCTTGGGTAGACGAGGCAGGTTGCATCGTGGTGGCTCGGCCTACTGCACGCGGCATCCCGGCTTGTTGGCTTGAACTTTCGAGATGGTGCTTGTTAGGCCGCATAAAGAATGCCGGATCAACGCAGTGGGCTCAATTTGTGCGTGACGTGCGGAAAAAATACCCGGAATGCACGACAATCGTTAGCTACAGTGATCCTAGCGTTGGGCATGATGGCGCTTTATACCGAGCATGCAACTGGTGGTGGGCGCCGACTTGGCTGCGGCTTAGACCCCCACCAAGCGGAAACGGAGCATGGCGTACAGGTGAGACGCAGGCCGTCAAAGACCGTTGGGTGTATCCACTGCGCAAAGACAAAGACCGTGTAGCAATCTTGACCGCAAAAGACTCTTCAGTTTTAAAGCGCATGCCGTGGGCGAGATATACAGAGCCCGGTGGCGCGGATTACAAAACGCACAAGGTCATGTTTGGATGACACACACAGCCGGCTACATTGCCGGCCATGGAAGGCATCCTCTTCTGGCTCATCGCCGCCGCGGTCGTCGGCTTCTTCGCGCTTACCTCACCCCGGCAGCGCGAGGAGTGGCTCAAACACCTGATGACGTTCGTCGCCGTGCTCGCCGTCATCGGGTTCTTGACAGAAGTCCTGCTGCGCGGCAAACTGCCGATCTGAACAGAGCGTACGAACTCAACGCTCGGCAAGTAGAGTTCCAAGGGCAGCCCGCGTAGACCCCCATAGCTGCCTGTGTGGGGGTGTGAGCCGAGCACCTTATCCTGAGTGTGGTGTAGCCCGGTAGCATCCCTGGCCTGGAACCAGGTGGTCGCAGGTTCGAATCCTGCCGCTCAGACCAAACGGGGTTCCTGTGAGAGGCAGGACTTGTGGGTTAGTGCGACCCGCCCCGACCACTACTGCGCCGGCATCCGCTCCGCCAGCTCGTTCTTCTTGCCGTTGAGCATGTCGATCAGCCGACGCTTCGTCTCCCCGCTTAGAGTCCGACTCGCCTCCACCTGCTTGATGCGAGCGTTCAGCTCTCCCTCCGCGCGCTTCAGCGCCGTCACGGTCGGATAGAGTTGGATCTTCGCCTTCTCGTCACCCAGGATCTCGCGCGCCTTGTCGATGTCACCGGACTTCACCGCCGCCTGGTACGACGCGTAGGCTTGCTCCACCGCGGTGGCATTGTTGTAGAGTTGCGTCAGGTACCGACTGCTGTTCGCTGGCAGGGTCTCCGTGAACGAGCCCAGCAGGAACACGTCACGCAGCTTCATGTCCGGCCGTTCGCCGGCTCCGGTCAACGGACGCAAACCCCAGTCCAGTGCGACAGTCGCCGTGGCGCCCATCGAGCCGAAGTAGCCGCGGATCAGGAAGTCCAGCTGCTTGGGCGACAGAGCACTGTACTGCCCCTTGGCCAGCTGCGCGGGATCCGGCAGACCGAGCATGCCGAGCCACTTGGCCGCCGTGGTCGTGCGCTCGTCGTAGCGGTCCTCCGGACGCAGGTTCTGCAGCGACGGGCCTTCGATCGGCCGCTGCATGAACGAGTCCTTATTGGCCCACACGTCGAGCAGCGGCTTGACGATCTGCGGCGTCGGGTCCATGGCGAAGGTCTGGAAGACCATGTTCGACAGGCGCTCCCGGAACCGCTTGCCGGTCATCTCCTGGTCGAACCCCATCTCCCAGGTGCGCTCGGCCAGGGTGCCGATGGCGCCGATCTCGAACGGCTTCGGGATGCGGAACGCCACGTCGCCGATCTTGAACCACCAGTAGCTATCGCGATCCCAGTCCTCGCGCTTCTTCCAGTCGTCGTCATCCTTGTAGCCGAGCATCAGTGCCAGACTGGCCAGGGACACCGCGCCGACGACGTAGCCCAGCCGCTTCGGGTTCTCCTTCGCGGCGCGACCGAGCTTGTACAGGCCTTGCAGACGGGCGTTCATGAATGGCACCGTCTCGGCGAGGAACCGCACCACCGGCCAGCGGCCCGCCATGCTGAAGTCCAGCAGATCGCGCGCCATGAAGTTGGCCTCGGCGTGCGACACGCCTTTGGCCCGCAGCTGTTCATAGAGCGCAGCCCGGTTCACGTTCTCGCCGCGGTCGCCCAGCTCGGTGTAGGCATCCCACAGCTTTTCCATCTGGCCGGTCAAGGCCTTCCAGCCTTGCGCGTCCAGCACCTTCCCGCCAGCCTTGTCGATCATCTTGCGAGCGCGGTGGCTGCGGTCGCCTTCGTGGCTCGAGCCGAAGTGGATCATGCCGCCGCCAGCGGTCATCGACGCCAAGGTCTGGCTGCCCTCCTTGGTGGCGGCCCAACCCTGCGCCACGTTGGCCAGGGCGTTACCGTTCAGGTCCGCCTGGCCCAGCGCCGACAGCGAGTCGCGGATCAGGTTGCGGATCTTGAACGCCGGGCTCGCGGTCACTCCGATCGTCAGCCAGCGCTTGAGCGTGCTGAACGGCTTGAAGAACTCCGGGGTGACGTAGTTCAGCGCGGTGATCGCCTCGAGCATGTACGGGTCCTCGACCCTGTAGTGGACCGCCTTGCCGTCCTCCATCACGGTGACGGCTCCCTTCGTGCCGGCGTCCACCGGATAGGCGACGTCCAACCCCGTGGCGGCCTTGAGTGATGCGACCGCGGCGCGGTTCTTCGCCGAGGCACTGTACATGTGCGCCCAGTTGAGGAGCATGTTCGACAGGAGATCGGAGTTCAGCTGCTTGGTGCTGCCCTTCAGCGCCTTCCAGGCCTTCTGGTTGACCAGGCCGGAGCTGAACTTCGGACCCTGCGCCGCGCCGGACTCCATCACCCGGTAGAACGGCACGTAGGGGCTGTCCTTGAACAGCTTGCGGGCCTCCGGGTCGACGAGCCCGGACTCCTCGGCAAGCTTCAGCAGCGCGTCGTTGAAGTCGTTCATCTCGCGCAGCACCTCGGCGTAGACCGGCGCGCGTGCACCGCCCTCGGCGAAGCTGCCTTCACTGAGACTCTTCAGGTTCGAGATGTCACCGACGTCGAACAGGAATTCCTTGCCCTCGGCTTTGAGTCGTTCGGCCCGCTGGGCCGCGACCCACCACATGAACCGATCTTGCTCCCCCTTCAGCTTGGCCAGGCTCTTCGCGAAGCCGCCGTCTTCGACGTTCACGTCGGCCACGCCGTCGCGCAGGAACGGCTTGCCATACAGCAGCGCCGCCTCCATCGTGCCGTCGCTTCCTTTGGACAGGCGGGCCAGCATGTAGGCCTTCTGGTCGATGTTCTTCAGCGCCGCGAACTGGTCGACGAGACCCTGCGTGACGCGCAAGCCGAAGTCCTGCTTCAGACTGGCCAGGCGCTCCTTGATGGTCATCTCCACCGGGAAGGCGCCGACCTTCTTCAGCGACGCCTCCTGTGCGGGGGTCAGCTCGCCGTAGACCCGCTCCGTCGACTTCGTGATGTCGGCGGTCTTCGGATCGAACGCGCCGCGGTTGCCGATGGCGCTCTTGATCTGCTCGGGTTTGAAGACGATCCAGGTGTCGCCTCCGCGCAGCTCCTCGATATCCGCCTCCTCATCAGCGCGCACCACGACGCCGTCGTAGCCTTCCGCCTGCAAGTCGCGCTGCAGTTTATTGACCGCGCTTGGCGGCGTGATCTGCCGCACGGTGAGGTCAGTGAATTCGCCGGCCGACATCTCGTATGGGTTCTCGATTGCCAGATGGACCGGAATCAGGTTCGCACCATCGCTCGAGAGTCGACCGTCGGTTCTCGTCTTCACCGTGAAGGCACTGGCCTCATCTGGGTCGGAGTTGAAGAAGAAGCCGAGCCTGGCCGACGGATTGCGAGTCTCGCTGCCAAGTTTCGCAGGGTCGAACGCGTCGAAGGATTGTGTGGTGCCGTGATAGACCACCAACGGCTTGCCCTCGGCGTCCACTACCTTGGAACCGCCGAACCAGCGCTTGAACTCAGATGTGTCTACTTGCCGCGCGTTGGAGAAGAGCGCTGCTTGTACCCCGGCTCCTTCTTCGTCTCCAGCAGAGGTGGCATCTCGTCCCCCTCGCTTGCCCTCTCCGCCATCATCTCCGCGGCGGCGAGCTTCGACGAACTTTCGGACTTCCGTGGCGTAGTCGGTTGGTGCTGCTTTTGCATTGTTGCGTCCTAGCAGAGCGTAAAGCTCCTTCTCAGGGTACCAGATGGCGGCCTGAAGATCGGCCATGTCGATAGTGTTCCCGGACTCCTTCATCCTGTCCAGGGCTTCGCTCATCGTGTCGCGGATGAACGCGCGGCGGCCCGCCGACCCCGGCGTGTCGATGATGCCGATATCGGCACGCGGATCGACGAGGCGGCCGGTCAGGCGGCCCCAGGTACGCATCATCCAGCGGTCGATGGTCAGGGCGTCGAAGTTGCCGTTCAGGTTCTGCAGGAACGCGCCGCCGATCTTCGGGCCGAAGATCGAGCCGCCATAGACCTGGTCGTCCAGGAAGGCTTCGACATTGCGGCCGGACCACTCCATCAGATCGCGGGCCTTCCAGGTGGTGAGCATCGCCTG